CCATTTCTGTATTTGTTGAAAGACCGTATGAATTTCCTTGAGGATATATTCTTCTCGTTGTATCAATCACACCAAAACGAATGTTTTTAATTTTTTCGATTGAAAAACTAGTACCATCATTCTGTCTCTCAACAGACAAATCATTGCGGAAGAAACCAGCGTTCTTTCTAATGCCTGCGCTGTATGTAGATGTGACTGCATCAAATGATACATTCACAACATCAGCGTTTGCAACAAATCGAGTATACGCTTCTCCGTGATCTGTCTGATAAATGTAGTATTGCTCTAATACTTCACCTTGATTTAATTGTATATTGCTACTTTGGCTATATTCAATTGTAAAATCTTCGGCAGTTGCAATGATATTTGCAGTCGCAGTTCTATCAATTGGAATACCAATAATATCAGCCGATTCAGCATTGCCTACACTGTAAGCAGTATTTCCTGTGCTGTTTACAATTTCATTTTGATCAGGATAAAGTCCTGAGTTATAATTCAAAATAACGGTGCAGTTGTTACCGATGATATTTCCAGATGAAACAATCTTACCTTGAAAATATAAAATGTTACCAGCACCGTATACATAGAGTTCTCTATTTGTGCTAGTGAATTCTTCAATATCAGTTGCATTCTCAATGATCAATTCAACGAGGTCTTGTTTGATAGATTCAAATTTAGGTATGAATTCATTCTTTGCAAAATACTTTGTATTCGTCACGTTAACATTCGAAGCAGTCAATACAGCTTCAGATGATAGAATGATTGCTTCATCAGTGTATCCATATCCAGGATTGATGAGATCAAATTCTACAACACCAACTTTAGTTTCTGTTTCACTGACAACAGCAACACCTTTCTTGCCAGAGCCATCAACGATTTTCAGCCTCTCTCCTGCAACAAAATTTGCATCACTTGATTCTACTGTAAGAGAAGAGAGTGATCCAAGTATTTTTGTCGTGATATTTATAGGCGCGCCTAGAGTTGCTATCTGTTCACTTGTTTGAAAATTACCTACAACATTTGAAATGTAGAGTACACTTATTTTGCGGCTGCCTTTCTTCGTCTTTACAAGTCTCTCAGCGAATGCATATGCACCGCTGTCTGAACCGCGAATGTTAAAGCCTACCATGTTGATTAGTTCTGGATGATCTTCGACCTCAAGATATTTTACATTTGCAAATTCATTATCAGAGAGTTTAAATACATCGTCACCAGGATAATAGACTTTTGCTTCAATGCCGTGAATGAGTTTAAAGAACAGATCGATAGATCGCGGTGTGCCTTTCGAACGATAAAAGTCAAGTGAGTTTTTAATGAAAAGTTTTTTGTTCGATGCGATTGAGAACTGAATGTTAGAAAGATATTTTGTTTTGAAGAAGAGAATAAACTCATCGAGTGTTTTATCGATGTCTCTATATTCTGGCAATCTTCTGCCGTGATACAATGTTTCTCTATCACTCTCAAGCCACTCGTAATACGCTTTTACAAACGCAATGAAAAGAGGTCCTTCCTGCTTATAGAAATCAGGAAACTGACTCTCGATATACGGGCTTATAAACTTTTCAACAGATTTCACTTAGATTCTTACCTGTTCTACATTGACTGAAATATCAGTATCTCTGATATTTAGAATGGTTCTTTTAACACAAGAAATATCTTTTGTTTTAGATCGAGCAAAGATATCTAATCTGTTTCCTTTTACCTTATCTGGCTTGAATGATTTAATTTGCAAAAAGCCAGTATCATAATTGACATCACCGATTTCTTGTACTACACTATGCGTTGCACCTTGAAGTGCCATAATTCTTAATTTACCTTCACCGTCATCTTCAATGAAGCATTCTACACCGTTATAGAAGAAGATACTTGAATTAATAATAGAGATTTCACTGTCTGGGTGATCACCACTTAACTGTCCAATATCATCTTTTAATGTCAAAGCAAAATCAATATCGTAGTTTGTTTCAATATTTATCTCTGGAGTAATGCTCTTGATTGCGAAGATGTCTGTATCGTTACTCACAATCGAAGGATGCGACAAGTCAATACCAGCAATGAATTTACTGTAGAACAGTGTCTTGTTGAAGCCATTCAAATTAATTGAGGCGTAATCTTGAATACTAGAAGTAACGATTGAACGAATGTCTTGTGTTGTCAATTCAGTTTCGTTAACGTTATACTTGACTTTACAATCAACCGATACATAAGTATAATCAGGTGTCGTCAGAACAGGATCTAATCCAAGAGGACTTCTTTCACGTATGAACTTCTCGTATGTTCTTCGATTCGAAGGCGGCAATACGTCAGTCTGCTTTAAGTCAATCGCAACAATCACTTTACCGAATTGCGGTGGATTCTGTTCTTCGCCACCGTATGCTGATACAGCGTTAATTTCTGAGAAGTTTTGCTTTAACAGTGTCTCGTAGTCTTCTGCGGTTACCACACGTTCCTGTGTAGTAAATGCTCTTGGCGCATTAAATTTAATTGATGAGAGACTTTCTGAAACGTCACCGCCAGTAGCAGGCTGTGTGACTTGAATGTTAGTAACAAGCGCAGTGCCAATCTTACCATCAGCAGTAAACTTCTGAATGCCATTTGGAAGTTCACCATTACATGCTCGATATTGTAGAACGATGATTGCGTCTACCTTTGGCTTTCTACCGATTACATTATCACCGAAGATAACTTCATACCTTTCATTCTCAATGCCTTGAACAAAGAAAACTTGAGAGTTGACTCCGAGTCCAAACAATGAGTCTGCTCTTTTATATGAATAAACTTTTGATCCATTATCTTCAATGACTGTGACAAACAAACTGTTTGTATCTACGTTTTTATTATTGATTACGTATCGCGTTTCTTCTTGATCATTGAAGACATATGATTCTGATACGTAGTCGCCTTCGTATAACTCAAGATTCTCTGCGGTAAAGATATTGTTGCCTTGACTCACAGCGATTACGTTATCACTTGTTACGAATGTAAAGTTTTTATTTCCATCGAAGCCAGTAAACGCGGTGCCTCTAGGAATATTAACAGACGCGGCAACAGGATCATTCATCGTTAAATTAACAACTGCTCTTGATGAACGGAATGATCTAGGAATGTAATTTAATTCTTTAGCATGAGATACTACTGAGTCTCGTAACACCGCGCTATCAAGAAACATCTCGTTGCCGATCATGTTTAGATAGAAGGCATTCAGGTTTGTATTGTATGCTAGAATGTCTAGCAATACGTTAATATTAGATGCTTCAAAATCGTAGTCCCTAAAGATTGGCTGATCTTTGAGATGATTCTTCAGATTCTCTTTGATCGCACTAAAATCTAGGGTCGTAAAATTTGTGCCTACTTGATTTGACATTTTATCTGACTCTGCTTAAAGTTAAATTTAATTCTTCTCTGCCTTGGCTGTAGTTGTTCACGCTAAAAATTATTTTAGCATCTACAGAAAGATTGTCTTCGTTTAGATTTATAATAACGTCATGTAGCTCGACTCTCGGCTCATATTTTTTAACTGTAAATTCAATTTCATGTTTTATTTCACTGACTTCTTTCTGTGACATCTGCTCGAAAAGAAAATGTCCTACGTTTGATCCAAAATCTGGTCTATGAATTCTATCATATTTTTTAGTCAGGATAAGATTTCGAAGTGCCATTTTAATCGAGTCTTCATTCTTTCTTCTTGATATTTGACCTGTACTAGGGTGAGGCAAAAAACTCGTCAAGAAATCGCTGAAGAGATCAGTGCTACCACCCGTCTGTCTGTACTCGTCATTATTTCTGGGAGGTCTAGTTGTAACTGACATTTTTATCCTCTTTTATTTATGTATTTATAAGCTGTTACTTATTTATCCGCCTATAAAAACGTTACCTGAACCAGCCGCGATGACACTACCACAATCAACTGCGTCACCGATTCTAGCCGCTCTCTTTCCATTTATTTTGACTGTGCCTGAGCCAGCCGCAATTTTTCCGCTGTGTGTTGTGACACATGAGTGTGGATCTAATGCATGATTAAATCTCGCCGCGCGCTTGCCATTTATTTTTACGTTACTAGAGCCAGCGATAATAGGTCGACCTGAAAAACAACCATGTCCAGAACAAAGATCATCTTTACGTACGGCAGGTGGCATTATGGATACACTCTCTTAATGTAAGTTTTAATTTTATTGAGATTATTTTCGACTCTCAAAGTATATGTTTCTGTTGTAGATTCGCCTTCTGAATCTGTTCCTGTCACAGTGATCGTGACATTTTTTATATTTGACGATGCGCCTGACATTGCTAGTAACTCAATCGTATTTGGATTGACAGGCACATTATCTAAATCAAAGTTTGTAATCGTAGTCGGCGTAGATTCATTTGTATTTGATCCACGCGGTATATAAGTCATCGAACACTGTGGAAAAGTATCTTGCGTATACTCACCCGATACTGTCGCCGAAGAAGTTCCACTACCAGCACTCACTCTTTGTTGCTGTGTTACTGGATCAGTTTCATTATACGACACCGAAGTTGTAAGACTTACCATTGTCGCTGTTCCTGTCTGCACTGGTGGATCAGATGTATCATATATTGGTGTGTCCGTTGTTGCAGAAAACACAATATTAAAATTAGTATCAATCGTCTGTACTAAATCACCACTTTGCTTTGTAATTGTAACTGCCATTAGTTAAGATTAATCGATGGTGCGTTCATTGTAATGCTGGCGCTACTACTGATATTCATCGCGCCCTGTGAACTCATGTCAAGTGTGCCAGATGCAGAAACATTCACATTGCCTTGCACAGTAATTGTACAGTTTTGTCCTACAGTGATTGTACAATTATCAGCGATTGCAACTACGCAATTTGCACCAACAGAAACGTTTTGATTGTTCGCAATTGTAATTACTTGATTATTACCAATCGATGTTGTTTGATTGTTACTTATCGTTGTAGTTTGATTATTGCCTACGTTTAAATACTGATTATTTGCAACATCGGTTCGATCTTCAAATTCACCTAATTGTACTCTTGACCCTTTGCCATAGCCAACCCATCGCTGTGAGTTGTTGGCGCTTGTCATTACACTATTGTTTGCAACATCGGTAATGTAATTAAATTCATCTTCTTTGAGTAAATCGCGCTCGCCTTTTTGTCCGTAACCAACAGCAAGATTAAAGTTATTTCCTGTTGTCTGTTCTACGTTGTTGGCGACATCGATTAGATAGTTAAACTTATCGACTATATCGCCTTTGTCTCTCAGGCGTCTCTCACCGTCTGGTATGAAGCCTATCTGTAACTGATAGTTGTTACCTGTTGTTTGTGTTGTATTGTTCGATACATCGATGTATGCATTAAATTCAGATAAATTGCCAGCTTCATAGTCTGTCTGTAAATTGTCGTTGACACGATTGCCTGGAGGAGTAGCATGACCCACTGTCCAGTACATCGTCTTGCCAATCTTGACCATCTGTGTATTTGCAATTTCTTTATTGTGGTCACGTAGAAAATGTTCATTCTTATCTTTGCCAACGACTTCAAATGAACTGTCGATTGTCTTGTGACTTCTGCGGCCTTTCCATGCAGGCTCTACAACACCGCCCGCTGTGTGATACTGATATTCTTCTGAGCCTTCTGGATAAACGTAATTCTCGTTTCCTCTATCAGCGTCCGCCTTTGATGCGTCAAGTGGACCATTTGATATCTCTTCGTAACAACCTGACTGGTGCCAAATATGAATTCTTTCATGGCCAATCGTATCGTCTAACTCAATCGCATGACCTGACTTTGTTGTGTATGTCAGATTGTATGGATACTCTGTTGCATATGCCGATGGCATTTCATCGACTGGTGCTTCTTTCGGTGGTTTGCCCCACAGTGTGTTGACTGTATACGGGTCTTTCGGTAATGTCTGTCCTGGTCCAGAGAGTTGTGCTTCTTCGTCTTTGTATTCACCACGAGCAAGTGCAGATAGATCACTATAGAAATATTGCGGTCCTTGCGGTGGCTCAATTTGAAGCATCTCGCCTGTCGCAGGATCAGTCGGTGGTTCTGGAAAACGCGATTCTTTATGATACGTACCGAAGATAACTGGAATATTTTCTTCGAGTCCATCTAAGTAATAGCCGAACACATAAGTTGATACTGCAATTCCTGTAGGCGAGAGACCAACTGCCTCGATCCACTCTGGCACAGGATAGCCTTCCATCTCTACTACTTTTTTCCAACTTAAACTTGCAGACTGAACAGCAGAGATTGGCCATGCCCATAACAGATCATCGTCTGTGATGCCATATGATTTTACTTTTTTGCCTAATTCACCTGTCTGTTCATGTATGACTCTTATTTTTACACGTCCAAGTTTTCTAGGATCTTTAATGTCGATCACTCGTGCTATGAACCATTTAAATGAATCACCAATTCTATAATATGACATCGTTTTATCCTAATGATTTCTTCAAGTTTGTCTTAACGACTTCTAGTGTTTGAAAGTGATTGAATCTACCAGTTTCACCGTCTTTCTGAAGGAGATTGTTTACTGTTGTGACAAGATACTTGCCAGAGTAAACTTGTTGATCTGGAGGACTGACAGTCATACCTGAAAATTCAGGCATTTTTAATTCTATCACATCTCCTACCAAAAGTGTAGTATCACCATAAACATTAATTTCAAGAGTATATGAACCCATCTTAAATTTATGAGCGCGTTTGTTATGAATAGTTTCGTTGTGTTTCATATCAGGACGAGTGCTATCTTTAATTGTCATTAGACTCACAGCAGGCATTGCTTCAACAGCAGAATTGTATGCTCCACTATGAAGATCGGGTGTATTATCTAGCTTTTTAAATTTAGCGTGATCACCAGAGTTTATGTATTCTTCTTTCTTCCAATAGTCACCATGAATAAAATCGAATTCTCTGACTTGCGTTCGATGTGCGCCTTTCTTTACTCGTTCTACACTTTCACCCTGATCTCTAACCGTATAAGATAAAATATTTCGAACGTTTACTGGCTTCTCATAGTCTTCCGCGCGATTGCTTGTATCATATGAGTATTTAAATCCAGCCGCTTTACCTTGTCGAGTTTCTATCAGATGTTCAAATGTCACGAACCTATATTGTTCGTTATCTTCATAAAATGTGTAGTTATGACCTTCATATTTTGCTGATACGGATCTTTCAGTAAGTAAGTCCATGATCTGAAAGGGCCTGACATCATTCACCACATAATCAAAGAATCCTTTTGTTGGTTCAATCTCTAAACCTTTAGAAATACCGAGATCAACTTTCAAACACTCATCGACAGCATCTTTATATTCTTTATCTTTATATCTTTTTGATATAAGTGTGTGTGCATTTTTCAGATAATCTTCAGACACACATGAAAGAATATATTCTCTTTTATTAGATTCAGCATCAGTTCGCATTCGTCTAATGCTATGTACAAAGAATTTATAAGTGATTGATTTTCGAGTAGGTGTTTGTATAGTAAGACTGATTCTTTCTTCACCGCCTGCAGGTAGATAGTTAAGAAGTTCAATACCTTCTGAGACGTAGAAGTCTGCGATCATGCAGTTATTCCAGCAAGACTCAGTAATTATGAATGATTTAACTAAGTGAAAAATATTCTGTGGATTTCCACCTGTATATGTTGTGATAGTAATTTTATCACCAATGACTTCACAATATGCTACATCTTTATCTGACATGTTATCTCATCACTTCCGTTAAGTCATTCATAATTTGATTGACATATGATTTCTCTATCAAGTAT